GTTTTCTAAAGCAATGTTACCCTTATTCCATTCTTCAACACCTTGCTGTAACCATTTAGGCAATGATTCAAAAGCTAGCTTAACACGAGCCATAACTTCTCGAGCTGCGTCCCCTTTGTTTGCGAGAATAGCAACAGTTTTAAATTCGTTGAACAGAATATAATGAAGGATGATAGCCATAGCAGTTGTTGTTTTGCCAGACTGACGAGCAGTTAATACAGCAACTCTTCGGTTTTCAGTAATCTTTCTTGTAATGCTTTCTTGGTAATCGTACATTTCAAAGGGTACAAGACCTTTATCTACGTGAACAATTTTAATATATGTTTTAGCAAAGTATACAGGATCAGCAGCGCATTTCATATATTCTTTTAAAAGTTCTGGTGTCCATTCAATTTCTTGGCCACTATTTTTAAGATTTGAGTTGCCTAAATAACCTTCACCCATTGTCGTTCTCTTTCAACATCTTTAGCAAATCTGCTGTTGACACGATAAGGTTGTTATTAGTAACATTAGTCTGAGCTGCTTCCTTTGGACCGTTAACTTCCTCAAGTGCAAACTTCTTTTTAGATGATATATCAGCGAAATCTTTATTAGCATCTAACAACGTTTTCATAAGAGTTGAAACAACTTCAAATGCACGAGGTTGCTCAGATTGTTTTGCAATCTCAAGCATTTCTTTGACGGCATCTTGACCAATGTCCATGACACCTTGAATGTTTGCTCTTACTTTATTCAAGTCTTCTAAGTTTTCAGTATCTATATCTAATACTTGTACATCAGTACTTGGAACTGGATCATCTTCGATTTCAATTGGAAGATGTTCTATAGCTTCTTCTCTAACTTCAGAAAGAGGTCTCATGCCCAAATTTTCAGCTATCTTATCATTATTCATTTATTTACTCGCTCACTATAGTTTTAATAACACCCCAATTATCGTCAAACTCAATATCTCCGTATGGAACTGATCCAAAATCAGGTGAAGTAATGAAGACATCGGGGACTGTTCTGTATCCGAGGCCAGCATTCGTTACAGTTATCGATGAAATATCACCGTTAACAAGAATATTGGGTGTGGCAGTAGCTGTCGTAGCAGTAGGCGCTGAAACATTTACTGTTGGTGTGTTAGCGTAAAATTTTCCATTATTAGTCATAGTTACACTATCTATAATACCTGCAACTAAGTTGAGTGAGGCAGTAGCGGCAAAATCTGCTGCTATTCCATCTGGCGCATCGATAGTAACAATTGGTGTAGTATTGCCGTATGCTTCTCCACCAGCTGAAACACTAATCGCGCTTACTTGACCGTCAGTTATAACGATGTCAGCTGCTGGTAATGTCTTATCAAAGTTTCTTTCAAAAAGACTTCCTTGTTGTGCCGTTGTCGGAACAGAGTATACATTGCCATCTTCTGCGCTGTTAAATGTTTCTTGTACTGTCCAAGTTACGTTGTCTACATAACCTTTGAAACTACGATTAGCTCCGTCAAATACAGACTCATTACCCTGCGCATCTCCCGCACGAATAAGGTGGCCTGGGAATAACACGTTACCAGAACCTTTAGTAGTAGTTGTGCCTCTTACTCCGTTTACGTTAATTCTAATCTCAGCTCCAGAATGTTCAACTTCAATATGATTCCACATATTAAGCGTTATGTTGCTATCTGAGTTTACACTCGCACCGCCACCATATTGATATTTTACTTGACCATCATCTGAATTATAGAGTAATTTTATGAAAGGCGCAAATAGCAAAGAGAATGGATTACCACCAGGAAACTCTGTAGGATAAATCCACAACTGTATTTTATAACCAGTTGCAGAATTAAATGTAGCGGCTGAAGTATGAAGAAGTGTAACATCATCATAATCGCCATGATTTAAAGCATCATCACCAAACTTAAATTGTGGTGAATTGCTTGGAGGTGCACTTATAGTAAATGTTGGATTGCTATAAAAGTTACCGCCGTTTGTTACAGTAATAGAGTCTATAGATCCGTTAGCAGTGCTAGCTGTTGCCGTAGCTGTTACTGGAGTAGCATCGGGTAAGCTTATTGATATAGTTGGAGTAGTTGTAAAGTAACCTCCACCGTCAGTTACAGCTATGCTTGGGATGCTTCCACCACTAAGTGTTGCAGTGAGCACAGCATTTGCGACGTCAGGAGCAGCAACAGTTACTATAGTGTTTGCATTATATTCTTCACCAGAATTAGTTACAGTTATAGAACCAACAGTACCGTTTATGAGATTTGCTCTTGCAGTAGCCTGCAATCCATCAACAGTAATTGGAGTACCGTTTGCACTTAAACCAGGTCTAATATCTATTCCTTCTATGAAAGGAGCATCGTTTTGAGTACCGTTAAACATATCAATGTCTACAAATTTAATAACTTGCTTTCTCTTTTCAGGTCCAAAGTACCAACCTTTAAGAGTAAATGTAAGAGTATACAGAATAGCTTGACGTTCTTCAAAGGCACCTTCATATAGATCTTCAGTTGTAACAGAAGTCATAATGATAGGAATGTCTACAGGATCAAGACCAGCAATCATTTGAGCAGATACAGTAAAATCAGGAGTAAAGAAGGGAAGTATTTGTTCCATAAGCTTGGTAGCGTCTTCTGCATATTTGGTCATGATATACAAAGAGAAATCTAAATTGTAAGGTACAGGCGAATAAATGAAATCTCTTCCATCATCGGTCTCTGCCTTATTTCGCTTCATAAGTTTCTGTGTTGCTCCAACCTTACGACTAGGATCATAGTTCAAACTTGTCATTTCGAACGACATTCTTGGAAGAGTCATTGCAGGACGACGACTGTTAATCAAGTCGGGGTCTGCTGCTACTCTTGCCAAAATCTTTTGAAACGGTGCATAAGATAACGGCACAATCATTTCTTTCTGAGTCACACCAGCGTTATCCTCACGCTTAATCTTTAACTGATTAAACATTGTTCCGAACAGAGCTACGTATTTCCTAGTTGTTTGATTGTAGAAATAATTTGCAATTGCCATATTATGAATCCTGTATTGAAATGTTTTCGCTGAATGGGTCCATTTCAGAGAAGTCTATTATATCATCTGCTTGGTCTTCAAACGCTAGGTTATCAGCAAGAGGATCAACAATATTTAATGCTGTAAGAGATGTAACAGTGTTTGCAGATGTATCAATATCAGTGAAGTAATTATCGATTTCAAAGTAACCGGTATCGAATGTTTCGCCAGAGTATTCTGCCAATTCGCAGCGCATATCGTATACTTGTAAAGAACCAGATTGATAGAATATGCTTTCATGTTCTACGTGCTGAATCTTGTACATCTTACCGTTTAATGGTAAGAATATCATTTCACCTTCTAACGGTCTTATACGAGTATCTTTTTCACGTGTTACAAAACGTTCAAACGTTCTTATAGCTACAGTGAATGTAATAGAGTCACGAATTTGTAAACCAAACTTACTTAAGAAGTCACCTTCACCCTCAAACCCGTCTACGTTTTTGATATATACTTCAAAATCGTAATACTGATCGAATGTAGGTAAGTCGTCTTCGTTTAGAATTTCATCAACGTTTGCGTGCAATCTTGTTATGAATTTTACGTCAAGACCATAGATCTGAATTGATTCGATTACTAAATCATCAATTAAGTTTTGTTCGTATGTGTTGTCAATATTTCTGAAGAATGCATTAGTTGCCATGATTTATCCAATAAAGTTGTATGTAAGGGGTTGCAACGATCTTATTGCGTCCTCTTCCATTTGCTGACGTTCTGCTCTAGCCTCTGATAAAATTTGTTCTCCGTTAAAAGATACTCCACCAACCAATTGCATGTTTGTAAACTTAGTTAGGTTTAATCCCCATTGTTCTCTTACTAAAACTGCAGCGTAGTTTTGCAACCAACGATCTGTCCAGACGTCTGCGTATTCGTCAGGATCAATAATATCGTATGCTTCGATAACTATATAATTACCTACTACCCAGCTTTTTGTATCTGTATCAATATGCAGTTTGTTAACGTGTTTGTTGTAACGTATTTGCGGTTTACCTACAAGTATTTCCTGCATAAACTCGATGTGTTGCATAGTCATGTAATAGTTCTGCATGCTATAACTAGTCATATCCTGGACGTTATTTAATACAAACTGATAACTAACATTAAACATGCCTGTACCAGTAGAAATAGAAGTATCGAAAGAGAAAATCTTTGAGATACCGAGTAGGTTAGCTGGTAACGGAACCCACCCTCTATCTTTATCTTCTTGAGTAAGTTGATGTTTGAGATAAACCATTTGAGAACCGTTATAATGGTAATCTCTCCAAAAAGAAACCGCCTCGTCTACACGATCTTCAATCTGTTCTTCTGACACGTTGATTTGAATAACCGGGGAGCCGATTTTTCTTAAAACATAGTCGTGGAATTCTTCTCTTGACTGCGGCTGTGCCATGTCTCTCTCCTTACGCCAGTTCTTCTTTGATGATCACTTTAATATAACCAGAATTGGGAAAGCTCTCAATTTGACCATTGTTATAAGTGACTTGGAATTCGGCGTTGTGAATTCCTGTGTTTGAAGTATTACCAGTTTGCCAAGTGTATGATACAATTCCTTTAGTAGCATTGACGATAGCGCCAGTACCTAAGTTAATTACATTAACACCTTCGTCTGTCGACATATTAAATCTTATTTGTGAAGCTTCAATCAATGATTTTGCTCTGCCATTAGAATCAGTAAGAACAGCTTCAATTGCAGGCGCAGTATCATTTTGTTTTATATAAAAGTTAGCTGCCATTTGTTTTCTCCAAGTATTTAATCTTATTTATTAAACCTGTCATCGGACTTCTGCGTAAGTTATGCCAGTATTTCTTATCTTAACACCGTTAGGTTCTTGTTTTATTACTACTTCAGATGAATTAAATCTAGTTAATTCTGTAGCATTCTTGCCTGCACGTGTCTTGTTTAGTAAAGTATAGTTCTGAACAACACTGTCGAGATCAAAAGAAAATGCAGTAGCACCTTGAACCAACGAGAACTGTGCCATCGTTCCTGAAAAGTTAATATCGAATGTTGGAGTAAATGAACCTGTAACGGGAACTAAACCGGTAGATGATGCACTAAATTCAACTTCGTTATTAGCAGAAGTAAGATAACTTTGTATTCCAAACTCTATGCGACCCGATTGGTTTAAACTAAAGTCTATAGTACCGTCAAATTCACCGTATACTGTTGGAGTTACAATACCAGCTACAACATCGAAAGTTAACGTTTGATCTAGTTCAGCATAAACAGGGTTAAAAACATCAGACGTAAAAGCTAGGGTGAAGTCACCACTAGCACCACCTTCGATGGTAGAAAACCCACCACCGAAAAAGCTATAATCTAACGTTGATGTAAATACGCCATTTGCGGACATTTAAAAAGCCCTTTATGCGCCACCAGCGGTAATTGTGAATGTTGTAATTGTGATTTGTTGACCAATGGCAATGTTCGTGTTATCTAATTGCATATCACCACCAGCTCCAGATGCAGAAATTGTACCCTGCATATGACAAACTGTTCCGTCGTTTTGGTGAACTCTAAAATAACCTGCAGTACCAGAAGCATCTGCAGATAGATCTTGCCAACTGCCTGATAGTTGAATTACACCACCTGCTGGCGTTGCAAGCCAATCTGAAGGTAGCACCATAGTAGCTACAATGCTGCCTGTATTAGCACTGGCACATTCAGTAGGAACTGTTCCTGTGCCGATAGTCAAGATTGGATTAACACCAATCGTATTCTCAAGTGACGTAAGCGTACCGTTTCTGGCGCCTGGCGATAGTTGAAAGGCCATGTCTTTCTCCTTTGTTTCAAACTAATTTCTATTATTTATAAGAAAACGGTTGACACTTCCAGGGAGGCACTGTAGAATAGTATTAACTACTAAATAATAATGTTATCTTCTTTCAATATCTTCTTCTGACAAAGTATCTCCCATCCAAACTTCAATAACTTTAACTGGTCGATCGCCAACATTTGTTGCGTGATGCCAGCATTTAGTAGGAATATCAATACTATCACCTGTCTTATAGACTTTAGATGTAGAATAACCGTTAGTAAATTGTAGATCCATTTTCAATTCACCATCAACGATATGCCAATGTTCAGATCTAACAAAATGCCGTTGATCTGATAATGATTTACCAACATCAATTGATAATTCTTTAACTTTCCAATGTCCATTCTGATCTAATTCTCTGTACTTACCCCAGAGTCTGCTCGTTGTGGGCTTGTCCCACTCATTTAAGATCCATGAAGAACTATTCTTTTTATCTTCACCACCAACACCAAATACAAAGTTAACATCGTCAAAAACCATTTCTGGAATGTTATCTGATGTTCTGTCACCGCCGTTAGCAAATACAATGTTACTATTACCAGGAGCCTGTTTCTTTACATATTCAATAGCATTAATTGCAGTATCGTCGTCGTCATTAAAAGTAAATACGTGACCGACACAACCAATCTCTTTAATGATAGCCATGCGTTCTTCAACAGACATAAACGGTCTACCTTTTTTACGAGTTAACCATTCGTCACTATTAACACCAACAAATAAAATAGAACCAAGTTCTTTAGCTGCTTTAAAATAAGCGATATGACCTGAGTGTAAAGGGTCAAATCCGCCCGTGACAATTACTGGTTTCATGTTCTCTCCTTCATAAAGTAGTTCCATGCAAAGTTAATATTTTTCTTTGATGCCATTTCTGAGTTTCTTGCGTAAGCAGGATGTACCCACCAATCTTCATAGCTTTTCTCTTCGTCGATAGCAATATCATTCACGAAGAGCTTATAACCTAACGACTTTAGTTTCTCACGACTCGCGTCTTTGTATTCTGGACCCCACCAACAATCATTGTGTTGGAACTGAATGATGTTAAACTCATGTTTTGAGAATGGAATAGAATTAAGTACATTAAAAGATGCTTGATCTGCGTTAATTCTTAATAGATCTACTTTCTGTTCAACACAATTCTGTTTAAACAATTTGTTATAATCTAGTTTGCTTGCATCTTCAAAAACTACTGGCGTTTTACGTTCTCTGCTAAATTGCGCACACATTCTTTCTGACCATTCTACAGATAGACCTTTCCAACCAAAATCTTTTTCTAAAAGATAAGTGTTATTAAAGAGTGTTGGATGTCCTGAGCCTATTTCAACGAATGATCCATCTCTTTTACCATTCAGTAAAGAAAGAACAAACATATCTTGGAAGTGGCGCGAATAGTTTTTTACTACTGTATCTAAACCATCGAACTTATATCTGTATTTATGTTTTTCGTTTTGAGTATAAGGGAGTGTGCTAGGGTAACCAACTTGCTCAATCCACCAATCAACACTTTTAGACATTTCATCTGGCATATCTAATTTGCGTTTGTGCTTTAAATCAAAGAATAGATTTTTAGAGTCATCTCTTCCATCTGATTTCCATTTAGCAATTGCATAACAATATTCTAAACCAACTGGCCCCGGATAGTTCAATTCTTCGGTTGGTCCAATAGATACAGCTATCAAATCGCAATCTTTACCCATTTTGGCATACATCATTGCATTGCGAAAATTGTTTTGATCTATTGAATATTTAGCAGCCCAGTAATATGCTTCTGGTCTCGCAGGGAGAACAGCAATAGCAGCCTTAACAAGGCCTTTCACTGTTTGTGTTCTAGCCTCCGATCTTGCAAACACTGCTGCGCCAAGGACCATACATTTATATTGTAATTCTTTTTCCTCGTACGTTTCGCCTTCGCAGAAGTCTGCAGCACGTAAATACCAACCAAACGCGGCAGCCCCTTGTTTTAACTTATCATATTCTTTAGCTAGAGCAAACATTTTAAATGGATTACTATAGTCTAAAACGA